AGCGCATTGCGGCGAGTGGTCAAAGCCTCTGGTGCAGAACGAATTAAGTATTAAGGCATTTGGGACTCTGGCGGAAAAGATCAGGTCAGATTGCGCCGAGGAGCTTGCTAAGAAGTATTTGGAGACCAGCTATAAGTTCACCTAGAGCGTTTTACGACTTATCGGTCAAGCCCTGCCGCCAAATAGCCGAAAGGCGGATGTTGCGGAACTACTGGTGAGCCGGACAACAACGCCGGACGTAAGCCCAGGTCGCCGCAAACGCAGTCCAGTAGGCACCTATTCTCAACCCGCTTAATTGCGGGTTTTTTATTGGTTCCACATGATAAGAAAGACAAAGCTGGTTTTCTTTATGGTGTTTGTAAGTCAAATCCAGTTAATCACCCTTACTCAAAAACGAAAGAGATCATGTTCCCTCCTGATGATTGGATGGGGATGGAGTGTTACGAGAGCAGATACGACATAGGAAACCACCCAAGACCAAATGCTTAGTATTTTCGTCGGCTACGACCCAAGAGAATCCGTCGCCTATCACACGTTCTGTAATTCCGTAATAAGACATGCATCAAAGCCGGTTCAGTTCATTCCTTTGGCTAAGAATTTAATTAACTTTGATGGCCGAAGGGACGGGTCTAATGATTTCATTTACTCAAGGTTCCTGGTTCCTTACTTAAATAGATACAACGGATGGGCCTTGTTCTGTGACGGGGATATGGTTGTCACGGATGACATTGTTAAGTTATTCGATCTTGCTGACCCTTTTGGTAAGGCTGTGATGGTAGTTAAACATAACTACAAGACAAGGCAGAAGTTTAAGTATTTGGGAAATAAGAACGAGGACTACGAAAGGAAGAATTGGTCTAGCGTCATCCTCTGGAACTGTAAGCACTTTTCAAATCTTAAATTAACCCCTGAGTTTGTAAGTAAGAAGGATGGCTCTTACTTACACAGATTCCAGTGGTTAGATGATGAAGAAATAGGGGAGATTCCTAAAGAGTGGAATTGGTTGGCTATTGAATATCCTGAAAACAAGGATGCCAAGTTAATCCATTACACATTAGGAACGCCTTGTTTTAAAGAATACTCAAATTGTTCTCAGTCCATAGACTGGCACAGGGAAAGAATATCCATGATGGAGCCTATAAAGGTTCTGGATATTTGTTCCTCACAAAAACAACAAATATGAAACTTAATAACAATCAAAAGTTTAGCTTTCACCTTAACTATGGCCGCGCCTGAAGGAAATCATAACTACGTCAAGGGTAAGCGATGGAAGAAAGCCCTTGAGAAAGCCCTAGCTAGAATCGGTGAGGGGGATATAGACGTAGGTCTTTCCAAAGTCGCGGATAAAGTCATAAGTGCTGCTGCTGAAGGTGACAGGGATGCCTGGAAAGAGGTCAGCGAGAGGATGGACGGTAAGACTGCGACGGTAATTGCTGGTGATGAGGAAAACCCGCTGCAAGCGAAGGTAACGGTTGAGTTCATTAAAGCTGCCTGAAGCGTTCCAGTTTTTGTTTGATGAGAAAGCCGAGGATGGCGGGCCTGTAAGGTATCGGGCTGCTTATGGTGGTCGAGGGTCGGCTAAGTCTCATTCATTTGCTGCTGCGTTGTTAATTAAGGCAATGCAAGAGCCTTTGAGGATTGGCTGCTTTCGGGAGATACAGAAGTCCATAAGGGACTCTGTTAAGAGACTTCTTGATGACAAGATCAGGGAGTTACCCAAAGGCTTTTACGAAAGCACGGACACGGAAATTCGGGGGATAAACGGTAGTCTGTTTATATTTAACGGATTGAGGACAAACCCTGACGCGGTGAAGTCCACTGAGGGTTTGGATATAGCCGCAGTCTTTGAGGCGAATAAAGTCTCGCAGAGAAGTTGGGATTTACTAATCCCCACGGTCAGGAAGCCGGGTTCTGAGATATGGGCTGAGTGGAATCCTGAGAGTCCTGATGATCCTGTGGATAAGTTATTTCGAGGGCCGCATGGCTCTCCTCCTGGCGCGATAGTCCGAAAAGTTAATTGGGATTTAAACCCGTTCTTTCCTGAAGTCTTGAAGAAAGAGCTTGAGTGGGATCGTAAGCGGGACAGCGATAAATACCTTCATATCTGGGAGGGCGAGTATCAGACCCATTCCGAGGCGAGAGTCTTTAAGAACTGGGTCGTGGAGGAGTTTGAATCTCCCAAGACAGCGACTTACAGACTAGGCGCGGATTGGGGATTCAGTGTTGATCCTTCTGTATTAGTCCGGTGTTACATCGACGGCAAGCGTTTGTATGTGGATTACGAGGCTTACTTGGTAGGTTGTGAGATAGATAACCTGCCAAACCTCTTTGACCGTGTTCCCGATTCAAGGAAGTGGTTTATCACCGCAGACTCAGCCCGGCCTGAAACGATTGACTACTTACAGAGGCATGGGTTCCCGAAGATCAACCCCGCGATTAAGGGGCCGAAGTCTCTCGAGGAAGGCGTGGCCTTCTTGCAGACGTTTGACATCGTGGTGCATCCACGGTGCAGGCATGTCATAGATGAATTAACGCTTTATCGGTATAAGACCGACGAACTTACCGGGAAGGTCTTGCCGATTTTGGAAGATAAAAACAACCACTGTATTGACAGTCTCCGATATGCCTGTGAGGGCGCTAGGCTGGCGACTGCTCAAGCGTGGAAGCCGATCAACTATCAGAATGCTGGAATCGTATGACCCCTGAAGAACTTATTGCAAAGATAGAGCAGGAGGAAGGTCAGGCTTACGGGATTAACGATTCCCAACTGACCGGGGAGAGGGCTGAAGCTCTTAATCTATACGTTGGCGGGAAGCTCGGCACAGAGGTCGAGGGTCGTTCGCAGGTTGTCTCCTATGATGTTCAGGACACGATAGAAACGGCTTTGCCTCAACTTATTAAGATATTCGTATCCGGTGATGAAGTCGTAAGGTTTGACCCAAAGGGCAGGGAAGATGAGCCTGGTGCCAAGCAGGAAACCGAATACATTAATCACGTTGTCATGGAGAAGAACAACGGATATGCGATCTTTTACACTTGGATCAAGGATGCGCTGCTCTCGAAGAACGGTTATGTAAAAGTCTGGTATGAGGAGGAGGAGAACTGCGAGACTGAATCGTATCGCGGTCTTTCTGATGAGCAGTTGTCGATGATCGTCAATGATTCTGGCGTTGAGGTCTTGGAGCATACCGAGTATCCAGACCCGATGGCCCAGAGTCTTATCAACCAGCACATGCAACAGCAGCAGGCTATGGGCGGGCCGATGATGGTGCAGCCCCAAGTCCCGAATCTGCATGACGTTAAGATCAAATGCACCAAGAATTACGGATGTATCAAGATTGATAACGTGGCTCCAGAGGCGATTATGGTTTCTGTGGACACCAAGACCGTAAGCCTACAGAACGCTCGTTTTGTGCAGCATCGTGAACAGATGTCGAGGGCGGACATAGAGGCGAATGGGTGGGAAGTCCCCGAGGGCGCGGCTGAAGAAACAGACCGGTTCATGGAGGAGTCGAGCAACCGCGACCTGTACTCCGAGAGCAATTACGAGGAGCAAAACGGATATCTCGTAAAAGACACTTACTACCGTATAGACGGGGAACTTAAAAGGTATGTTGTCATCGGTAACAAGATTGTCCATGAGGAAGAAGCGGAGATTATTCCTTTTGCGTGTATTACGCCGATGGTCATGCCGCATAGACATATCGGGCGGTCTTACTCGGACTTAACCAAAGATATACAGGTTATTAAGTCCACGATGCTCCGGGGTCAGTTGGACAACATGTACCTGTCCAACAACGGACGCTATGCCATATCTGACAGGGTGAACCTTGAGGACATGCTGACCTCACGTCCGGGCGGTGTGGTTCGGGTTCAGGGTGGAGACTTGGCGGGGGCTTTGATGCCTTTGTCTCACACGCCTTTCCCGCCTACTTCGTTTTCGATGATCGAATACCTGGACGCGATGAAAGAGAAGCGCACGGGTGTTATGGCGCAGTCTCAGGTCTTGGATGCCAATTCACTCCACAAGACCGCTACCGGGGTTCAGTTGTTAATGACTGCTTCACAGGCCCGACTTGAGCTTGTGGCAAGGACTATCGCGGAAACCGGCGTTAAAGAGTTGTTCATGCTGGTTCATCGTCTGGTGAGGAAGTATTACACCAAGCCCGATATTGTAAGACTGAGGAATGAGTGGGTTGAGGTCGATCCGAGGGAATGGAAAGACCGCAAGGACATGACTGTAAGTGTAGGTCTTGGAACGGGTAACAAAGACCAGCAGTTAGCCCATATCGTTACGATCCTTCAAGCCCAGAAGGAGGCTATTCAGATCGGTGTTGCGACACCCTCTAACATTTACAACGCACTGGTTAAGCTCACTCAGAACGCAGGATTTAAGAATCCAGAGGAATTCTGGACTGACCCGGCAAAGGCTCCCCCTCAGGAACCCCGTCCAGACCCGGAGATGATTAAGGCTCAGGGTCAGATGCAAGTTGAGCAGATGAAGATTCAGGCCGAGCAGGACAGGGTCAGGTTCCAGTCGGAGGCTGACGCTCAGAAGGCACAGATGCAGCTACAGCATGAGCAGGTCAGGTCACAGAATGACGTTGCCATAGAACAGGCGAAGATTCAGGCTCAGATGGAACTTGAGAGGTGGAAGGCTCAACTTGCGGCCGAGACTACCTTACAAAAGGTTCAGTTGGAGCTTCAGGCTAAGAAAGAGATTGAGGCGATGAAGGCCCAGAACGACGCTGCAATGCAGATGAAGCAGCACAGTGTCGAGTTAAGCGGGATTCTTGAGAAGGCTAAAGGCTCTCAGGGCGCGGATCAATCCAATGCTGTAATGCAGGGACTTCAAGCGGTGATTCAGTCTTTAAACTCCCCCAAACAGATTGTCAGGGATGAGAATGGGCGGGCTGTTGGTGTTGCTCCTGCTTAATGAGTAATAACACGCAGTTAAACCCCGGCAACCACGGGGATGTAATCCACACGATAGACGAGAGTGGTGTTAAGACTCAGGTTGTTTATATCGGCGGTGGCCTGAGTGGTGGTAACTCAACAACGACAGCACTTGGTGCTGATGAAACCTACACCGGCACATCGGAGTTGAATGTTCACCCCGACGTAATGGTGTCTTGTTTCTCCAATGTTGCAGGGACGTTGTATTTTGATTTCTCTGTCAACGGAACGGATTGGCGGACGTTCCCGTCGTCGGGTTTTGCTGTGGCGGCGAACATCCACGAGTTCCATACGGCTGTTAAGGGGCCGCGCTACTTCAGGGTGAGGTTTGTAAACGGGTCATCCATTCAGACCACGTTTCAATTATCGACCTATTACGGGCAGTTCGGGCAGCCGTCAGCGCCGATGAATCAAAACCTCGGTCTGGATAATGACGCGATTGCAGTTAGACCCACCCTGCCACAAGATGAGATCAGGTTAGGCCTAAGGTCTGGTGTCACTGGTTGGAATAAGTTTGGATACAGGACGGGCTTAACCGCTGCTGGTGGCGAGGAATCAATATGGGACGCGTCTGGTAACTTCACGATACTGACATCTGCCAGCACGTTCACCATCACGTATAACAATACTACTGACGGGCTAGGAACCACTGGTGCGACTCAGTTGTATTTCTACTACATCGACTCTAACGGGCTACCGGCTATCACGCCGCATACGCTCGGAAACACGGGAACGGATGTAACGTCTTTTAGCGGATTGGGCATCAACCGCTGTGTGGTTGCGGCTAATGGTGGCGCGACGTATAACACCAATGCAATCACGGTAACTGCGACAACGGGCGGGTCTACTCAGGCGATCATCCCTGCATTGCAGTCGGTGACTCAACAAGCGATATTCTTTAACGGATCGAATCATACTGCAATAGCGAAGTTTCTTTTTCTGTCCGTTCAGGCGTCGACCAAAACAGCGACGATTCTGGTTAAGGGCTACATATACAACAGGGAGTTTAATACCCGTTACGAGATTTTCAGGACGACGGTAGACACAGCAGTCGCGCTGGACGCTACCTTTACTGATCCCATTGGGTTCGCCATGAACCCTACGGACGTTCTGTATTTCGTTGCGGATAGTGACTCAAACAGCGTGGGCATTAGCTGTAGATTCTCACTGAATCAATATCAGGCGACGTAATGCTCCTGCCGTTGTTGATGAACCTGGGGATGTTTGGTCAAGCCCCAGGCGGATTAGGTGGCAGCAAGAAAAGAAAAAAGGCAGGAACTAGGCTTTATCTGGAACGCGATGGACAGATATTGCTGTTTAGCAGCAAGCAACAGGTCGAGGCTTATCTTGAGGCAGAGGCACAGGTTGATTACGCTGACGGGTTTAAGCCTAAAAAGCGCAGATTCAAGCCGAAGGTATTAGATGCTGAAGTTCTGAAGTCTGGGCTTCCAGAAGAATCTAGGCGTATTGATTACCTGTTTGAAATTAAGGCGGTTGATGAGTTGTTACTGATTCAATCGAAGATATTAGACATGGGGATCAAGCGTTATTTAAGAATGATTGAGGATGAAAACGACATTGAAATCCTTTTACTGAGTATGTAATGGAAGATAAGTCTTACCAGGAAATCATCAAAGGCGACGAAGCGGACAGGATTCTTAACTCCGAGGTCTATAAACACGCCATAGAAAGCGTCAGGAAGGGCGTGGTTGACGCGATGGGGCAGAGTCCGATGGGTGATGACAAAACCCATAACCGGCTTGTCATAGCCTTGCAGTTGATTAACCAGATTGAGAAAAACCTTACCACCGTGATGCAGACGGGGAAGATGGCAAGGATTCAGATTGAAGGCAATGTCGTTCATAAACTGAGAGGCATTGCTTAATACCCTTCTGCAAGGGTTCTAGCCCTCTGTCGTGAGACATGGCAACCGGCGGACGCAGATTAAGCCGGTAAGACTGAGGTATTTATGACCGACCAAGCCGAAGGGCAGTCGCCAGAAGAACGCATGATGGCGCTGCTTGACAGAGAAGAACAGGAAAGCGCCGAAGCTACCGATGAGCCTCAGCTTGAGGCCCAAGAGGAGCAGCCCCAGGAAGAAGAAGTCGAGCCGGAGCAGGAGGCTGAAGAAGCCCAACCCGCGAAGGTAAGACTTAAATGGAATGGGGAAGAAATAGAGAAGAATCTTGATGAGGTCGTGGAACTGGCTCAACAGGGCTATGACTACACCAAGAAAACTCAAAGTCTCGCAGATGAGCGCAAGCAGATTGAGGCGCAGGCTCAAGCTATTAAGGCTCAAGAGTCGATGCTTCAGGAGCGAGCCGCCCTGCAATCGGCTTTGATTAAAGATTTTGCGAAAATCACATCCGTGGATGAATCCATAGAGCAATTCAACTCTGTGGATTGGAACGCACTAACGGACAGTGACCCGGTTCAGGCTCAGAAACTTTTTTATCAGTTTTCGCAACTGACAAACCAGCGCAATAAGCTGGTGGCCGAATTGAACCAAAAACAAGAGTTTATGGCTCAACAGCAACAAGCCCAACATCGGGAATTGCTTGAAAAGGGCGTTGAACAACTCAAGCGGGACATACCCGATTGGAGCGCAGAACGGGCGAAGGAACTCCGCGACACAGGCAAGGCAATCGGCTTTACCGAGCAGGAATTGTCCTCTGTTGTCGATCCCCGAATGGTTCGGGTGCTTTGGGAGGCTTCGCAGTTTCGGAAACTTCAGTCCAGTAAACCGCAGACGCAGAACAAGGTTGCCGGGAAGCCCCCGGTTGTAAAACCCGGTTCTAAGGACAGCAACGCAGCGAGTAAATCCGAGATCAGGCAGCTTAAAGAGAATTTAAGCAAACGAGGCCGACTTGAGGACGCTGCAAGGCTGATTGAAAAAACACTTTAAGGAACAATCATGGCTATTGCCGCAACCAACACATACTCCGGTCTGACCGGACTTGCAGAAGATTTCCAAGATACCATTTTCGACATCTCGCCCGAAGAAACCCCGCTGATTTCGATGGCAAAGAAGTTCAAGGCTAATGCGACCCTGCATCAGTGGCAGATCGACACGCTGGCCGCACAAGGCTCTAACCGTCAGCTTGAGGGTCTTGATGCGACTTACGCGACTGCTGCGCCGACGACTGTCAACAGCAACTACTGTCAGATTTCCAGCAAAACCGTGAAAATCTCCAAGACTGCTGATGCCATTCGCAAGTATGGCCGTAAGTCGGAGATTGCCTACCAACTGACCAAGCGCGGTAAGGAACTGCGGCTCGACATGGAATACGCCGCGATTCGTAACCAAGCGTCGTCTGCTGGTGGCACGGGTGCTGCGCGTAGTTCCGCAGGTCTTGAGTCTTGGATCGGTGGGAACCGTATCCTTGCCAAGCTCGGCGGCGCGGCGAACACCACCGGCACGACTCCGGGCTTTGCTTCGGGTGCGTGTGCTGCTCCGACTGACGGAACTCAAGCGACGTTCATTGAGTCCGACCTTCAGAGCGCACTTCAAGCCGCGTGGACTGACGGTGGCGACCCCTCCGTTGTTCTGATGTCTGCGACCAACAAGGCCCGTTTCTCGGCCTTCACTGGTATTGCCACGAAATACAACGAAGTTAAGGGCGTTACTCAAGCCCGTATCGTTGGCGCTGCGGACGTTTATACCTCTGACTTCGGGAATCACATGGTCAAACTGTCGCGTCAATGCCGCGATCAGGCTGTGCTGTGCGTTGATCCTGAATACGTCGGTATCGCTACCCTGCGCCCGATGCAGAAGGAAGAACTGGCGAAGATCGGTGATAGCACCAACTACCAAATCGTGTGCGAGTGGACGCTGGTTGTTCAAAACAGCAACGCCCATGCGAAGGTTCAGGACGTTGGCCTGTAATACTAACTAACCAACATTGGGGCTGGCTTCGGTCAGCCCCTTTTTTTATGCCACTACTTTTCGACCATAACCCGGATACAGGGGTTACGCAGTATTTTGACTATGACGAACTGACCGACACGATGGCGATTACATCGGTTCAGGACGTTAGCGAAATTCTGGACGATCTTCAAAAAAAGAAGAACGACCCGGAGGCATGGAAAAAGGGGGTTAAACAGTCATTCGCGCATTTTGCCTCTATACCCCCCATTGTTGAGCTTGAGCTAAGAAAAAAAGGCATCAACATTTACGACAAGAACTGCACAAAGAGGCTCATTCAGGAGATCGAGCAGAACTACCCGTATTTGAAGGCAACTGACGCAAAACTCTGGAGACCCAAAGTCAAGCATGACAAAAAATGAGTTGTTGGAGTGCCAGCTTGCTATAAAAAAACTAACAGAAGAAAGCAATTTTGACGAAGCCCTGCCGTTAATTTACGCGGCATTGGAGCATTACCCTGATGATGCGGCGACTCTGCATTACATGGGATATATCTACTTAATGTCTGAGCAACCGGCGTTTGCTTTTCAGTATTTCAGGCGGGCGCTTCAGGAATCTCCGAATAAGACTGTCTGGTGTTCTCTTGGTAGATCGTCGCATGAGTTGGGAAGGTATAAGGAAGCGATTAACTGTTACCTGAAGTCTGCGGAATTAGACCCTTCATACGCTCACGCTTACACAAACGCTGCGGCCACGTTCGCACAGACCTCTAATTGGGATGATTGTGAGAAGTCCGCGAAGCTGGCCCTAGAGTGCGACCCGAAGGAACTCAGCGCAGAGTTAAACCTCGCTCACGCTCTGTTAGCTAAAGGCGATTGGGAAAACGGGTGGAGTCATTGGGGCAAGTCTTTAGGGTGTAAGTATCGGAAGGAATGGGTTTACGGAGAGGAAAAGCGATGGGATGGCTCTCCTGATAAACGGGTGGTTGTTTACGGTGAGCAGGGTTTAGGGGATGAGATTTTCTACGGGTCTTGTGTTCCCGATCTGATAGAAACCTCTCAAAAGGTCTGGATTGACTGCGATCCTAAACTAACGGGTCTGTTTAAAAGGTCTTTCCCTAAAGCAGAGGTTCACGGAACAAGGCTTGATCCCTCTCCACCGTGGGTTGCCGGTGCCTCAATAGAGGCTAGGGTGGCGATTGGGGGATTACCGGAGTTTTTCAGGAAGAAAGACAAAGACTTTCCTGGCACACCTTATCTCGTTCCCTGCCCTGACAGAAAACTGATGTGGCAAGCCCTGTTTAAGTCATGGGGCAAGAAAGTCGTGGGGATCACAACCCACGGTGGCGGGAGGCATACGAACGAGAAGGGCCGGAAGATCGAATTAGAGGATTGGCTTCCTGTTCTACAAACAAAGGGTTACGAGTTTGTTTCTCTGGATTACAAGCCTAACCCTGATTTAGAGATGTTCTGTGAGCTGAACGATGTCCATGTGCATCAGTTCAACACGATCACTCAAAGTAAAGACTACGACGACACGGCAGGGCTGATTTCCGCCCTTGATCTTGTAATCGGGGTGAACACAACGGCTTTGCATTGTTCCGCTGCGATTGGCGTTAAGACGATTGCCCTTATCCCTACTTACCATCAGTGGCGATACGCAAGGCCTTTTATGCCGTGGTATCGAAGCATGAGGCTGATTACCCAAGAGGACAAGACTTGGGGTGAAGTGATAGCGAAACTCGTATGGGATTAGGGGATTGGATTCTCGCCACAGGCGAGGCAAGAGAGTTAAACATACAGACCGGCAAGAAATGTATTTTTGGGGATGGTAAAAAAAGGTTTTACGAGCCTGAAATTCTAAAGGACAACCCCAGAATCGCGGGAGAGGATGAGGGCGGGGTTTGGGTTCATAACTTCCCCGGTTATCGACCGTATATCAGTCAGGTTAAAAATGGCCGTTTATATTTCAACGACCATTACCGACCTTTAGCCGGTGAGTTGTTTGGGTTAAGGAAGTCCGACCGTCTGTCTGGGAAGATTCTGGTTGAGACTCGGACTAAAAAAGACCCGAATATGCCTTTTACCATTAACAAGGCGTATCCGTATTGGGATGACCTTCTCTCAAGGGATTTGCCGATTGTCAAGGTTCAACAGATCGAAACGAACAGGTTTAGAGATGCGCTCCAATTTCTTTCTGGCGCTGCCCTGCTTGTTACTACGGATGGCGCTTTGCATCATGCTGCTGCCGCTATTGGGGTTCCTGCTGTTGTTATATGGGGTGGTTATTCTTCTCCTAGACACTTGGGGTATGACACGCAGGTAAACATACATGACGGGTCTGAGCCTTGCGGG